TGATTATGGGCGCCAATGATGGCACCAATGATGTAATTGTATTTGCAGATGGCAGTAACTTAAAAAAGATTTCTATGTCAGGCGACACTGCAACTACCAGCACATACACTTTAGATGCAGCCCACACAAACCAAGTCTTTGCCAGCATAACTACAGATGGAACTAGATACTTTGCTGCTGACCAAGTTGCTCTGCACGTAGGTAATATTGGTGGCACTACATCTGATGGAACTACCTATGCTACTGGTACTAGCAGTGTTGTTGTTAGATTTGTTAAGCAGCGTTTGATGGCTGGTGTAGCAAATGCTATCTATGAACTTAACCCCAATGTAACTCCTGCTGGTAGCCACGCTACTACAGCCTTGCCTACTGCTACCTTTACACATCCTACTAGCGCTTGGGTATGGACAAGTATCTGTGAAGGACCTAATGCTATTTACTTTTCTGGCAAAAATCGTGGCAATAGTTCTATATTTAAGATTGGTCTGACTACAGGCACAACTGCTTTAGGTTTTCCTAACCTTGCTACACCTACTGAGATAGCGCAGTTTCCTGTAACCGAGATAGTCAATGCTATAGATGTATACCTTGGTACCTATATGGTTATCTGTACAACTAAAGGTGTCCGAGTCGCAGCAATCCAAGATGATGGCAGCATTAAGTATGGCCCAATAATCATAGAAGGTAACTTCAAAGGCGTAGCATTTAGGGACAGGTTTGCTTACGTATCAGGTCTTGTTGATGGTGAGGCAGGGGCATATCGGATAGATTTATCATTTGATTTAGGTACATTGCAGTTTGCATTCGCAACAGACTTAGTAGCAGCAAGTGCTACATCTAGCGCTATGGGCATAACCTTCTTAGGCGATAGCGATAGAGTTGCTTTAGTGGTAGCAAGTGATGGTATCTGGCTAGAAAAAGACGGAACCAAAGTAACCAGTGGCTATTTACAGACAGGCTTTATCAGATACAACACACTAGAGCCCAAAAACTTTAAGCGCTTGATAGGGCGCGGTGAATTTACCTACGGCTCTATGACTTTAGAAACTGTAGATGCCGAAGGCACAGAGTATGACGTAATTAGTTATGACTCATCGGTTGACCCAGTAGAAGTAACTACTAGCCAGCCAGCAGGTTCACAAGAATACATAGCCTATAAGTTCATTCTTTATAGAGATGCTACAACTAGCAGCCTAGGCCCAACCTTCAAGGGCTATCAGGCAAAGGCTACTTTTGCTACGCCAAGACAAAGAATAATTAAGTTTCCTGTCTTCTGTTATGACGTAGAGACAGATAAGTACAACGTAATGGTTGGCTATGAAGGTCGTGCTAATGACCGCATCGGACAACTAGAAGCCATAGAAGAAAATGGTGACATTGTTACTTGGCAGGATTTACAGACTGGCGAGAACCGTCAGGTTGTAATAGAACAAATTACCTTCACTCGTATGACACCACCTGACAGAGGCTTTTCTGGATACGGCGGTATATTAGATATATTGATAAGGACTGTGTAATGACACCTACTGAATGGGCTGGGCTAGCCGTAGCCGTATTAACTTTAGTTGCTGGATTTGCTGGCGCTGTGCGCTGGTTAGTTAAGCACTATCTATACGAACTCCGCCCTAACGGGGGCTCTAGCCTTAAGGATAAAGTAGATTCATTAGAGCAGAAAGTAGAACTACTAACAGACTTAGTAAAGGAAGCGCTAAGACGATGACTATATACAGACCACAAGACAATCCGATAGAACCAATAGTACCTATCCTTCCTGACTGGGAAGATGATGAAGAAGATATCTGATGAAACCTGTAGCCAAAGTAGCGTCACCTGCTGCTATTGCTGTGCTCCGTCAAGCGACAGCATTGTTTCCGAAACGCAAGAAACTGTCAGACGGGTTGTTGCCTTCGTTAGCGCATCAGAAAGCCAGCCCGAATTCGGACCACAATACTGGGCTAGCAGTAGACTTAACCCACGACCCTGAGAATGGTATTGATTGTGCTGTCATTTTTGAGAAACTTAAAGAAGATGAACGAGTGGATTACCTCATATACAATAAAAAAATTTGGTCAAGAGCCAGACGCAAAGAAGGCAATAGGAAGTACACAAGTAGTAATCCTCACGTTAAGCATCTACATATTTCTATTAATGCTACTCACCGTAGCGACACTAGCCCCTGGTTTTGGTGGCTGAATCAACCTAAAGTTGTGAATCAGGTTATGGCTAAATTACAGCCGCAGCCTAAGAAGAAGGTAGTAGCAAGTACCACACTGGTACCAGTCTGCACCTGCTGTAAGGTTCACACAAAACGAAAGGCAAAGTAATGGAACAATTAAAACAAGTATCCCTATCTTGGTTCCGTGCTGCAGCATCTGCTGCTATCGCACTCTACCTAGCAGGAGAGACTAACTTCAAGGTTCTAGGCACAGCAGCCCTTGCTGGCTTCCTTGGACCAGTATTGAAGTGGCTAGACCCATCTGCCAAAGAGTTCGGCAAAGGTGCTGAGTAGCCCTTTAAACGCCGTATAAGGCGATTACAGACACAAATAGACCCCCTACCTTAGTTGGATAGGGGGTCTATTTTGCTTTCTATCAGCCTTCCCCTGGCTGGAAAGAAACCTACTCGTTTATTACTAGGTTGTGCCAATACTGTGGATAGTCTAATGCATTAACAAAGACTACTAGGTCTCGCTCTTTGGTATCCCAACGGGTATGAAAGACTGGCTCTAGATGTGCTATATCTTTGACTGGAATCATAGCAATCCCATCTGAAAATCTAAAACAGATACGATGATATGAGTAGTCTGAATCTGTATACGGTGGGGCTATCATCATCTGTTGTAGTTTGTTGAATGGAAAGATGGCTGGCTTACTGCTGTCTATCTTAAGCCATTTGATTTCTAGGTCTCCGATGTAGTTTTCTCTGCCATTGCCGTGTAATACAGTAATGTGAAAGTCAGTAAAGAAAAAGCGCGGTGTCGGATATAACTTCCAATTGGTAAAGTATTCCGTCAACGCTTTGCTTGCTACCTGCTCCCGTTTACCATCCCCTGCTACTTGTCGTATAGGTTCTAAGGTCATTCATCATCCAAATCAAACCCATAATGTCTTTTGAATAATCTATTAAACTCAATAGATATCCAAGCAGGACCTAAATCTAAATCAAATCCATACCTAGTTATGGTGAACCCAAGTGCAAATCTAAATGAGTATCCCATATGTATAGAAGTATTCTTTGTTATATCCCGTCCGTAGTATGGCATTGTTATCCTCCTGTTACATAGAAGCCTGTGCCCTTAAAGTGCACTGGCGTTGATGTCCATAGTCTAATCATTATCTCTCCACAAAGATAACAGGCTGGCGGTATGTTTTCTGTGTGTTCTGTCAATGCACCGCAAGCCTTGCATTGAAAATCATAAAGTGGCAATTCCATAGTCCTCTCCTGATGGGGTGGGCAGAGTTACCATACTGCCACAACTAGCGCACTCCCCGTCTGTAAAGTAAAACGCTAATTCTGAATCTACAAATCCACCTAACATAATAAAGACATCACATCCACAGGCACATACTTCTGTCGGCTTACCACGCAAGTCCATTGCCTTGCTGTAGTCCTTGATGTGTAGTAGGTCTCTAATGTGTTTCGGTTGACTCATCTTCATCTTCTTCTACGACTGGGCCATCTTCATCTGGGAATGGACGCCAACCGCCTAGGTTTCTGATTAGTGAATTAATTGCACGTTGGACTTTCATCCGTGCACCATCTGGTGTTGTGTTTAAATCCTTGGCTATCAAAGCCCACTCGTTGTTCTCTGTGCTGAATCTAATCCTGAGTATGTTTTGTTTAGCCTCTGATAGTTTGTAGAAGGCTGACGCTATGTCTGAGCGGAGCACTAGCCAGTTGTTGCCGTCATTGCTTGGCTCTGTCTTATTGAACTTGAAGTTTAAATTTTTTATCTTGCTTGGCATCTCATATGTTTCAGAGATAATGCTGGGCAGGAATGCTTCTATAACTGTGGCATCGTAGTAATACAGGTCTAATACTTCATAGCCAACTGTCTTTGCTTTTTCTTTTTCACAGTGCTTTAACGCTGCATTGCGTAGGGATTTGGCTATTAACTTATCTTTATCTTTCTGTTCTAAAGCAGACCACTCAGCATACTTACGGGGATGGGTCAGGAACCATAGCCACAGTATCTGCTGTATATCTAGGGCTTCTAGCATCGGATACCGTCTATGGTATTCCAATGCTAATGACGCTACTAAAGCGTCATATTCCGCTATGTACTCCTGTGCCACTCAAGCCTTCCCAGTATCCTCTTTGCACCATTAGTCCTATTATTGCATAGTTTGCTAGGTCAAGCAGGGTATCTTCAATAGGTTCATAGTTCGGCGTGTTGCCTTTGTGGTTGTAGTGCAGGTTTTCTAGCCGTGTCATCTTGTCGTGCATCCTGACTATCAGCCCGTTCATTGCCCCGCCAGGAGCATTGGCTATGTTGTATGGGCCGTAGTCTTGATGCTTCCTAATCATTATGATTCTTAATTGACTTAAGATTTCTTCTAGATGTTCAGCGTCCTTCATCTAATACTCCTTTAATCTGAGAATCAAACTTAGCCATAGCCTCTGAGACTAGGACTTCTTCTACCATCATATCACCGTGTCCTTCTATGACACCGACTAGTAGGCTGCCAAGTAGCGTCAGCATACTATCGCCCTGCTCTACATTTTTTATATAGGCTTCTCTAATATCCCTTAATGCACTAAGTAAATCTAAACCTTTACTTTCTGATATTGGTAAATTTACTATTCCTGGATTATTTTTTACATAGTTCCAAAAGAAATTGTTATCTGGGTAATAGTTTCCCGATTCTTTCATTTAACCAACCCGCTCCTTCTTGTAAGACGATGCTATTTACATCGTGCCCTTCGGGCATCTGAACAATATTTACATTGCCTAACTCTCGGCTAATCTTTTTGCCGAACTCTAACCCTGGACTATCACCATCTGCTAGTACGATAACTGTATCAAAGTCGTCAAGTATTTTTGTGTAATAAGGCTTCCAATTATTGGCACCTGGAATACCCACTGCTGGGTGTCCTGTCTTTGCTACTACTGTAATGCAGTCTATCTCACCTTCAGTAACACAGATGTAGCCATCTGCTGTTAGCACTGTCTGAGCATTGAACATAGTTGTCTTTGCCCCTGGCAGTCCTATGTACTTCGGGTCTTCCCCTCTGATACTGCGGAAGCGCAGGTCAACTACTCCTGTTGGAGTGATGTATGGGATTACTAACTTACCCTTGTAGCCTTCGTGACCTGGAGATGGATTGTCCACTACTCCTAAATGAAACATCCTTGCTTCTTCTACCGACAGTCCCCGAGTTGCTAGATAATCTGCTGCTTGACTTATGTGTCTGGCGTATTCTGTCGCTGCCTGTAGGAGAAATTGCCTCTGCGAATTTGACAGCCTCACGATAATTACCTCCTTCTTTGTGCATAATTAAGTCGTATACATCTCCACCTACGCCACATCCGTGGCATTTAAATCTGCCTTCATCAAAATTAACACCAGCCGATGCGTGTTTATCTGTATGGAACGGGCATTTTATTTTGCGCCAGCCGTGTCCCATTGCTGGCACGGCGGCGCCTACATACTCTAGGTATGCAGCAATACTATGTTTCTCCATCTGTTTTCTTCAGCAGTTCTAGCCATACCTGTGCTGG